CTAAGAATCCCGACGTGGACCAACCAGCCCCACGCGGCGTATAAGACTGGCAGCAAGAGCCAGCCTATCTTCCCCTGGATAGAACTGTGGCTTGCGACTAACTACTAATAGAAAGGGTGGTTGCTATGAGCAACAACTACTGGGATGAAGAAGACGACGAAGACCAAGAAACGGAAGTAAATCTTACTGGTGATGACCTTGTTAAGAAATTACGCAAGGCAAAACGAGCAGATGAGAAGCGTATCAAGGAACTCACCGAGCAACTTGAGGGTTTAACCAAGGCGCAGCGTGAGAGGGTCGTCAAAGAAGTCCTGGAAAAGAAAGGCATTAACGCCAAGGCTGCACGCTTTATCCTTAAAGACTTAGATGACGTTACAGAGGATTCTCTGAATGGATGGCTCCAAGAAAATGGAGACCTGATTGGTTATCAGACTGAAGTTAAGGATGAGCAGAGGCAGCAGAATCTTGCAGCATTAAGGCAGCAGGACGTAATAACGCAAGGCGGGATAATGCCAGATAGAGCAGATGAACTGACAACGAAACTGGACAACGCGCAAAGTGCAGATGAGTTGTTGGCGATATTGCGCTCTCAATCGTAATCCGTTCATAGTCACTTGGAGGTGACGCAAAAATGGCTAACGCCTTTACATCAACAGGTTCCTCCTCTCTCGGAGGTACCGCTGGTGGCGCTGGTCTAGTTCAGAAGGCATATGACCGCCTTCTAGAATTTGCGCTTCGCTCTGAACCACTCATTCGTTCAGTCGCAGATAAGCGCCCAGCCCGTCAGGCAATTCCAGGTTCAACCGTTGTTCTACAACGTTATGTTGACCTATCCGCAGCAACAACTGCACTCACCGAGGATACTGACCCAGATTCAGTCGCAATTTCAACTCCGACATCTGTAACCATTACCCTTGCTGAGTACGGTAATGCTGTTCTCGTAACTCGTGCGTTGGAACTCTTCAGCCTTGCTGATGTAGACCCAGCGATTGCGAATATCATTGCATATAACCTTGCTGATTCTATTGACAAGATTGCAATGACAACACTCCGTGGTGGTAGCAACGTAATCTACGCAGGTTCCACCGCTACTTCTACAGCAACAATCACCGCTGCTGCTACTCTTGCTTCTTCCAACATCCGTAGGGCTGTTGCTAAGTTACGTGCTGGTCTAGCAAAAGGACGTAAGGGAAGTCTTTACTGGGTCGGTATTCACCCAGAGATTTCTCACGACCTTCGTGCTGAGACAGGCTCGGCAGGATGGCTTCTTCCTAACCAATACGGTTCATCTCAGGACCGCATCTGGGTCGGAGAAATCGGAACCTACGAAGGTGCATACTTCGTAGAGACCGCTCGTATGTATAACGCAACTGATGGAGCATCTTCTGCTCGTAACTACCGCACAATTGTTTGCGGCGAGCAAGCACTTGCAGAAGCAGTGGCAGAAGAGCCACACGTAGTCATCGGACCAGTAGTTGACAAGTTGATGCGTCATCGCCCAATGGGTTGGTATGGCGTACTTGGCTTTGCTCGCTACCGCGAAGATGCCTTGTTCCGCATTGAGAGCGGTTCTTCAATCGCTTCATAGTTGATTGATTCTGTAGGGCAGGCATATTTGAAAAGTCTGCCCTATGGGATGAGTCCATTAAGGAGGACTAATGACAGAGTACATCTTCAAGACACCAACGGTGCGAGAAGGTCCTGCTGGGGGGCATAGGCTTTTCCATTTTTATAAATTGGATAAAGGCATAACAATTGTCAAATCTAGTGGAACCTACTCACAGGTAAGGTATTTACTTGATGAAAACTTAGATGACTATGATGAGATTTATCTGGGTGGAAGAGACCACACAGTTAGCGAAGCCACTAAAGCAGCCCTTATTGCTGGTGGTGTAGGCGTAGCAGAAAGCAACTTTACTGCTATATGAAACATTGGGAACATCATCCTGAACCGATTGAAGATTGTTTCGGATGCAAGGCGATAATGCTACAGATGAACGCGGGGGATGCGGCAAGAGATATCCCAGACAAGAAATGGAATGCCGAACTCCAGGCATATAGAGATGCCAGGGCACAAGGCATAAGACCCACTGGTACTACTATGAGAGATATAATCGCCGCAGAGAAAGCATCAGAGTTTTTGGGTAGGCCCTATAACGGGGAGACTATGCCAAAAGCAAATAAAATAAATAGAAACGTAGCCGAAGTAATGGCAGAAATAGGAGCATAAGATGCCAAAGGTAGGAAACAAGAAGTTCCCATATACAGCCAAGGGCAAGAAAATGGCTAAGGCTGAAAAAATGAAGATGATGCAAAAGATGGCAGCCAAGAAAAAGAAGAAGTAATTATGCCAGGAAGAATTAGCCCAGGTATGACTGCATCTGAGCGTAAAGCAAAGATTAAAGCAGCAGATGAAAGAAAAATGCAGTTGGCTGAAGATATGTTTGAAAAATTGATTCAGCAAGGCAAGGTAACTCCACAGAATATTCAAAAGGTTAAGACCCGTATTGCTAACAAGACTGGTGCTTGGCCTTTGGGAGGAACCAACTAAAGTAATGTCATCAGGAAAATACAAACCGCACTACGGTTTTAATTCTGTGCAAATTAGAGATGGATATGTAGTACGGTTGAACAAGAATGGAACAGTAAGGTCAGTACTAGGAAGGTATGGGGAGTATGGCAAAAACACCAACGTGGCGGAGAAAAGAGGTTTAGATAATGTCAGTAGGTACAGCAGGTAGCACTTTATGTGCTGAACTCAACCGCTTGGCTAATAGCGGGACTTATCCTGCCAGAACAGCATTTAAGGATAGTCAGGGTGCTGCCAATGCTTGGGCTGGGACTTCGGGCAAAGGCATAATCGGTGCTCTTAACTACAAGGCTAGCGCATCGCGCCAACCTAATAACTTTAAGGACCTAAACTCTGTATGTAATGAACTTGCTGGAACCACTGGCAAGTCTGCCGTAGATGCATTAAGGACGATAGAATCGTGACAGCAACATTCTCCGATATAGTCAATGAGGTATTGATAAACCTGCAAGGTTATACAATGCAACAGGATAGGGCTACCAGCCTTTCTTCTGCTATCACTACTACAACTACCACCACCATCAATGTTTCCTCTACTGCTGATATTGGCAAAGGCATTATTGAGATTGGCGAAGAGTTGATATGGATAGAGAACTTTGACCGTGTTGCCAATACTCTGACTGTCTCGCCCTGGGGGCGTGGCTATCTGGGAACTACTGCTGCTACTTCTGCTACATCCAGCAAAGTTACTATCAGCCCTACCTTTCCTAAATATGTAGTAAAGCGTGCTATCAACGACACCATCCGTGCTATGAGCACTTCTATCTTTGCAGTCAAGCAACTAACCTTTACCTATAATGCTGCTGTTACCACTTATGAATTACTAGATGGTGCTACCAATGTGACTGCTCAATCAGTCATTGCTATGAATTGGCAAGAAGTCGGACCATCAAAAGAATGGATTCCAGTCAGACGTTGGTCCTTTGAACCATTTGCTGACATCACTACTTGGGGTGGCAGCGCTGCCTCACCTGCTCAGACAGTAAGTATCTATGACCATATCACCCCTGGCAGAACAGTAAAAGTTCTTTATGCTACAGATGCTGTAGTCTTTGAAAGCGATTCAGATGTCTTTACAACCAAGACAGGGTTACCTTTATCTTGCAAAGATGTCGTAGTTTACGGAGCCATCTACAGATTGCTTACCTTCCTAGACCCAGCCCGTGCTAGCCAGACTAGCCCACAGGCTGATGAGATTGATAGCAAACGTAACTTCGGTAGTACTAGCACTATCACTCGTCAGATTTTTGCGCTTTACTCTCAGCGTCTTGCTGAAGAAGTTAAGGCTCAACAGAATCAATTCCCAACCCGCGCCCACTACACCCGATAGGTAAAAAATGACAGTACGTAAATATTCCTCACGCGCACAGCAATCAACTCTTGCTTCTGCCATTACAAGCACTGCTTCATCTATGACTTTAGTAAGCGGTGGTGGTGCCAAGGTAATGGGTGGTAAGACACTAACTGGAACTCAGACCTACACATTGGTCATAGACCCAGATACATCTCTTGAAGAAATTGTAGATGTAACGGTATATTCCTCTGGAGATACCCTATCAATTACTCGTGGTATAGAAAATACTGGAACTGGTTTTGCCCACTCTGCTGGTGCCATTGTAAGACATATGGTTATTGGCAGAGATTTACAAGAGGCTAATGACCATTCAGAGGCATCTACTGCCGTCCACGGAATTACAGGAAGCGTTGTCGGCACAACCGATACTCAGACCTTAAGTGCTAAAACACTAACCACTCCAACTATTGCTTCTTTCACAAACGCAACCCACGACCACAGCAATGCTGCTGGTGGCGGTACTCTTGGTTCTGGTGTCATTACCAGCACAATGATTGCTAATGACACGATTGTAAACGCTGACATTAACTCATCTGCAGCAATTGCTTATAGCAAACTTAACCTTGCAAACTCTATTACGTCATCAGATATTGTTGATGGCACTATAGTAAACGCAGACATTAATGCTGCTGCTGCGATTGATAAGACTAAGATTTCTGGAACTGCTATTACTGCTGGTGATACTGGCACTGTAACTAGCACAATGATTACTGATAATACAATAGTAAATGCTGATATTAATTCATCTGCTCAGATTGCTTATGGTAAATTAAATCTTACTAACTCTGTTGTTAATGCTGACATCAATGCTTCGGCTGCCATTGCTCTTAGCAAGTTAGCAACTGACCCACTAGCCCGCGCCAACCATACAGGCACTCAGTTGGCTAGCACTATCTCTGACTTTGACACACAGGTAAGAACAAACAGACTAGACCAGATGACAGCACCTACTGCCAGCGTAGACCTTAATAGCCAGAAGATTACTGGTTTGGCTACGCCAACAGTCAGCACTGATGCAGCAACTAAGGGTTATGTAGATACGCAGGTAACTAACCTAGTAGATGCTGCTCCTGGAGCACTTGATACTCTCAATGAGTTGGCTGCTGCTCTTGGCGATGATGCTAACTTCTCAACTACGATAACCAACTCTTTGGCTACTAAGTTAAGCCTATCTGGTGGCACTATGACTGGTGCCATTGCAATGGGTACTAGCAAGATTACTGGACTAGGAACTCCAACTGTTTCAACTGATGCTGCTACCAAGAACTATGTAGATACGGTAATTATATCCCCAAGCAACCTGACTGGTCCTATTACATCGGTAGGTTCTGCCACTGCTATCGCTGCTCAGACTGGTACAGGTACTACTTTTGTAATGCAGGCCAGCCCAACACTTACTACTCCAGTATTAGGTGTGGCTACTGCTACCAGTATCAATGGCACATCTATCCCATCTAGCAAGACCCTAGTTGCTACTGACTCTACCCAGTACGTGGTG